GACTTTTCTGTCAATTTTAACCATATTGAGAGTATATCTACCCTCTTTAAGATGCTCCTGCTCCCATTCGAGATCCAAACCTTTTTTCGTCGTGTAAAGGTTTTGTAGATGTTGCATCATGTTCTCCATTTATAACCTCCTCATAGGTTATTCTGTTTGTCTTGGGATCCATCATTTCTCCAAGATGTTCCCAAGTTATAGCATTTTCTCCTAGCTTGTCAAGGATAGCGTTTTCCAAACTTTTTGGATTGTCTTGGGATAAAACTTCGAATTTTGCGTGATGTTTATATGCGTATATGTTTACTAAAAATTTTTTCATAATCTTTCTATTATATGTTTAAAATGTGGCGGAACTATGTCCGCCACAAATTTTATTGATTACGCACCTGGTGATGCAAAAATACCTCTAAAGTCAGAAACTCCAAAAGAGTATCTTTCTCTAGCTTTGTATCTTACGTTACCAGTATCGAAGTCACCTTCCATAGCAGTTTTAATTGCTGCTCTTTGGAAATACTTCATACCATTAGGCACGTCTGTAATGATATAGAATGCATCTGGGTCAGTTAAGAAATTGTTAACTCTATAACCTTGAGGTAACATTCCCATAGACGCAACTGCATTTATGTCATTATCAGCTGTTCCAACTCTACCTTGAGATTTCATTAATCTCTCAGCTGTGAATTGAAGAGCAGAAGGAATAATCATTTTCACTCCTCTTGAAGCAATTTTCAGACCTCTTTCGTCTGTCATTGCAGCAATGTCGATCATTGATTGTTCCAACGATGTCTCGTTCAAGTCAGCTGCTGTAGATAAAGTGTTAGAAGTAGTACCTGCAATTGTAGTGTGGTTTGATGCAAATAATGCAGAACCATCACCTGATGTGAAAGTACCGAATCCATTAATTAATGGACTCACAGCTTTAACTTGTTTAGTGTTTGCCATTGATCTAGCTAACGCTTTTGTGTATCTAGATGCTAATCTGTCATACAGATTATCTTCAATAGCTTCTTCAGTAATCGAGAATGCTAAAGCCACTGTTTCGTGAGTGTATCTAGCTGTGTAAGTCTCTTGAGCATTGTCAAAAGTTACTCCAGAACCCTCAGGTTTAACTTGTGCTTGAGCAAATCCAGATAACATTACTTCCTCTTCAAACGCTCTGTCTGATGATTCAGTAGTGTAAATCTCTGCATGTTGATTCTCGTACTGTTTGTATTCCAGGCCGAATAAAGCATTCAAACCTGGCTCTAGTTCTTTGACTAGCTGTCCTCTTGATATCGCCATAGTTATTCTCCTTTATTAGATACCTGCTTCTTGTTTCAAGAAGTGTTCGTTGATTGTAACAACAAAGTTTACGTTTGCAGAACTTAAGTCATTATTATCAGGATCTTTAGAAACACCGATAAGCTTTAATTGCCCATCAGAAGTTGCTAAGTCTCCATTATCTAACTCAACTTTTGAAACGTAGTTTGGTGCACTTCCAGCAGTGTACTCAATATTAGCTACATTACCAATATCAAGTTGCTGAGAAGCACCTGTGTTGTTTGATTGTACTTCGAACCTTTCATAAGGATCATCTGATACAAAACCGACAATGTCAGTTGCTGTATTAGAAGCCTCTAAATGGTTCGCAAATGTTGGTTTGCTTGTTGAAGCGTGAGTAAAGAAAACCCCATTAAGTGGTCCTAATAAAACATCACCTGCTGCTGCCACACCAATTGTACCAGTAGCTAACATTTCTACTGGATCACCTTGATAAATAGCTGTTGCAGAAGCTGCAATGCTGTACTCGGATAAACCCTGGTTGTCTTTATTCTGACCAACTTTTCCGATCGGTCTTAAACCGAACGCGCTATCTTTATTAGCCATAGTTGTTGTCCTCCTTAGACATTTATTGATTTATCCTTGGATGGTTAGGAATTGTTAAAAAATTAACTTTTCTTTGAGCCACCGAAGGTTACACGAGACTGCCTATCAATATCGATTGGCATACTCTGATGCTGTTCCTTCATAAGATCGTTGTCAACCGCTTCGACTTTATCACCATGTTGTTTAACATAATAATTTGTCCTTTGGTTTGCGATCTCTTCAGGCACCCTAGTCAGCACTAGGCCCCCAACTCCGATGACACCTGCGTATTTCCCATCTTCTACAACGGGGTAATCCGACTCAGGATATTCGTCTGCTCGTACTAACTCGTATCCTGATCTTATTCTTCCAGAGACATTCTTAGTGTCTTGAAAGCCTAAGCTCTCGGCCCTTACCCATCTGTGTTTAAACCCAGTAGGCGCAGGCGGTGCATCTAAAGATGACGGTGGAGACCAAACTTTTTTTTGAGCTGTTTTTTCTCTAGTTTGACTCGCACGAGAGGTTCTCTTATCATTTTTATTTTCCATATGCTTATACCTCCTTCGTGATATTTAATTGTTTTGCATATTCTTCAAGTGGCACACCTAATTTTTTAGCAATTGCTACCTGTGAAGGCGTGAGACGTACAGTTTTGCGACCAGTTTTCGTACTTCTTTTTGCAGATGCAACTGTCTGTACAGGCTTGGCCGTTTCCGTAGGTTCTTTTCTATCAAACTTATGCGGAAATTCAAGTCTTATTCTCTTATCTATTTCCGAATAATATTCGTCACTTGCAGGATCAAATCCTTCATCTTCTGTTAACTTTTTGTGAAGATCAAAGGCAGTATACGTCATGGCTGTATCTTGTCCAAACCATGCATTTTTAGAAGCCCAATCCTCTGCTTTTGGATCAGGTGTTCCTTTTGCTGCTTGTTGCCTTCTATCTAAGTTAATTTCAGGTTTTGATTCCTTTTTCTTGTTGTACTCTTCTTGAGCAATTTTTGCTTGTTCAAGTTGAGCTTTTTTATACCCTAACTCAGATATTGTAGTTAAAGCTTCCGCTTCAGCTGTTAAATCATTATTGTCTCTAGCTGCTGCAAGTTTTGCTTGAGCTGCTTCGACACCTGATTTAATAGATGATTCAGTAGACTCTAAATATCCTGGTTCAAGTTTTGAGAGTTTATCTTCAGCTTTTGTTTTAGCTAAGATCATTTTTTCTGCGTATGTCAAAGCCTCTTCTCTTTGTCTTTCCGCTTCTCTCCACTTGTGAGTTAGTTTAGATATTCTTTTCTGAACAGAGTCAGAATATTTTTCTAATTCTTCTTCTTTCTTATCTTCTTTCGTATCTTCTTTTTTGTCTTCTTCGACTTTTACTTCACGTTCGTTTTCGTACGTTTTGTCTTCAGAAGGTTGTTCAACTTTTTCTTCTGGTTGTTCAACAACTTCCTGTTTTTTTTCTTCTGGCAGTTCAACATCTACCGCTGGACCAGAGGTATCGATGTCTACTGTTTTATTTTCTTCTTGCATAGTTTTACTCCTCTATGATTAGTATTGATGAAATATATCTTCTGGGTTTGCGATTGTAGCGAGTACTTCATCATCGTTGAGTATTCTCACCTCACCACCATCGATTTGTATCCTAGACCCTGCATAACGTGCAAAGACTACCCAGTCTCCGACCTTGCACCATGGACCTTCAGGAAATTTTTCTTTATCATAACAATTTGGACCTTGTGCTAACACAAGACCGCAAGTAGATCCTACTTGTTGTCGTTCTAAAGTTTCTTGACCTAAATATAAACCACCTTTTGTTTTTTCATTTAATTTAAATGGAAGAATTAACATTCTCCATCCAGTTGGTTTAGGTAATTTTTCTGTTTCTTTTGTTTTTAAACGTTCGTATCCTTCGACTTCTTTTTTATTTTCTTCTTGATACTTTTCTTGTAATGCTAGTTTAATCTTCGGGGTTTCCGAATTTGATGACGTTGTTTCCTTGCTCATTTTTATCCTCCTTTTTTGGATCTAGCAGGTTTGAGATTTCCTGTAATATATTTATATAGGCGTGTGCCTGTCCCAACATATACTTATATTTTTCCATATTGTCAACACCGCCAGCCATCATATTCTCACCTATTGCATGATAGTTATTTTTTAAATGTTTTTGTATCTTACTTACGATTGTTAGTTCGTCTGATAGCATCTTTGCCTTTCTTAAAAATTGCAGCGACTTTTGATTTACCCATAACTTTGGCTCGCTGTTCTCCAACAGTTAGAATTTGAATTTTTCTAGCAAACGGTTTATTAACTTTTTTAACTTTTGCAACAGTTTTTCTGGCGTCCGTCGGCGTGGCGAATTTAATTCCGACAGTGTCGCGCGGGTTTTCGTCAGTATAAAGTCGTCTACCACTTCCTTTTGGTTTTTTACCTGTTCCCTTTTTTGGATCTGCCATAAGACTTCATTTCTTTTATGTGTTTTTTTATTACTTTAGATTGTTTTTTATGCAACTTAGAAGCTTTATTTAATGCTTTAGCTACCTTATTTAGTTTTTTAACCATTTAACATTTCCATCTTCTACGGGCTTGACGAAGTCTCGAATTAGGATCAGCTGCAGCTTTAGGAAATTTTTTCATTTGTCCTGCGCTTCTTGCACAGTACGACTTACGTCGATTTGCAGCTTTGGATCCTGCCTTAACTTTGCCAGTGACCGCTGTTTTTAATTTAGAACCAGGATTTTCTCTTCTATATCGGGCGACCCCAGCTTTTGTCATCCCTGCTCCAGACTTTGTGGATCTGAAATACTTTTTAGTTTT